AGAAAATAACAGAAGAAGAACTGGTCACACGCATAAGGGGTGAGGTCACAAGTTCTTTGGGCTACATGGGAGATACGATCTCCAAACAGCGCGAACAGGCCATGGACTATTACTACGCCATGCCGTTCGGCAATGAGGTAGAAGGTCGCTCCCAGTTCGTAGACTCTACAGTTTCGGATACCATAGAATGGATTAAGCCGTCTCTAATGAGGGTGTTTGCCTCTGGTGACGAGATGGTTAAATTCAACCCTGTTGGCCCTGAAGACGTAGCCGCAGCTAAACAGGCCACAGATTATGTAAACTACATATTCATGCGGGATAATCCCGGATGGGAAATAATGTACTCTTGGTTTACCGATGCGCTATTAAGTAAAAACGGCATAGTCAAAGTATGGTGGGATGAAACAGACAAATGGGATAGAGAAGAGTATAAAGGTCTTACAGAGATAGAGTTTGAGTCCTTGGTTTCCCGTACGGATGTAGAGGTCATTGAACATACCGTAGTAGAAGAAGATGGTGTAGAAGAGCAGATGACGGCAGAGATGCAGGAGCCTGTTGTCCTGCACGATGTTGTTATTACCCGTAATGCTGGTAAGGGCAAGGTTGCTATAGAGAATGTTCCTCCCTCAGAATTCCTGATCTCCAGAGAATCAAAGAATATACAGGACGCCCGTTTTGTATGTCACCGCGTAAAGAAGACCTTATCTGAATTAAAGGAGATGTATCCGGACGAAGATATTGATCCGGAAACTCTTGGTGGTGGTGGAGGTGATGACAGTATGATGGCCTTCTCTGCTGAACGCCTTGCTCGTTATCGTTATGATAATTCAGCGAGTAACTTCAGTGGATGGGGTGATGAGGATGTAGCTGACGAAGAAGGTTTAAGAACATACTGGCTACATGAGTGCTATCTGAAAACAGACTATGATGGTGATGGTATTACAGAGTTGAGAAAACTTTGTGTTGTGGGCGATAAGGTTCTTGAGAATGATGAAGTAGATTTTATTCCTTTCATCTCTTTAACCCCCATAAAGATTCCGCACAAGTTCTTTGGCCTGAGTATTGCTGATCTTATAATGGATCTTCAGCTCATTAAAAGTACTCTGATGCGGAACCTCATGGACAACATGTACAACCAGAACTTTGGCAGGTTTACAGTTCTGGAGGGTCAAGCAAACTTAGATGACCTGTTGACACAAAGACCGGGGGGTATAGTCAGGGTTAAGTCTCCGGGTGCAGTACAGAGGCTTGACACACCGACCTTAGAACCTTACTCCTTTCAGATGCTTGAGTATCTTGATGGGATAAGAGAATCCAGAGCGGGAATATCTAAACAGTCTCAGGGTCTTGATGAGAACGCTTTAAAATCCCACACTACCGCAACAGCGGTTGCTCAAGTGATGAGTGCAGCACAGCAGAGAGTAGAGTTGATTGCAAGGAACTTTGCAGAAACAGGTGTTAAAGAATTGATGAGAGTTATATATACTCTTGTACAAAAGAATCAGGACAAGCAGCGTGTTATCCTTCTCAGAAATGAGTGGGTTCCTGTACGACCTGATATGTGGAGAGACAAGATGGACTGTACTATCTCTGTAGGTCTTGGAAACGGAAACAGAGATCAACAGCTTATGCACCTTTCAGCTATCCTGAGTTTTGCAGGACAGGCTATGCAGGGTGGAATGAATGTTGTTAATGAACAGAATATGTATAACATAATGGCCTCCATGGTAAAGAATATGGGTTTCCAGAATGTAGGGGATTTCCTGACAGACCCCGCTCAAGTTCCACAAGAACCCTCTTCAGAAGAGAAGGCGGAAGAGATGGAGCAGAAGATAAAGCAGGGAGAATTGCAAATTAAAGCCGCAGAAGTTCAGATAAAACAGCAGAGACTACAATTAGATGCCGCTAAACTACAGGCTGATACGGCAATGAAGGTAGCAGAGATAAAGCTGGAAACAGAACAAAAGCGGCCTGTAGGGATAGGATAATGCCGTACGGCCCCGGAACATATGGGAAGCAGGTAGGAAGGCCACCCAAGAAAAAGGTAAAGAAGATTAAGAAGGCTAAGAAGAAAAGCTGATGCCACAACCTTATGATGCAAGAAGGGAAGCTGAAGCAACCCTTCTCTTGAAGAACGATCTTTTTATAGAATCATTTACAGTATTGAAAGAAGATTTAATGGGCCGCTGGACACAAAGTGGCTCGGATGAATTGGAGGCCAGAGAATCTATCTGGCTTGCAATGAGATTGCTTGATAGAATTGAAAATCATATAACGTCCATAGTTGAAACGGGCCACATGAATAAAGTTCTGGAAGAGCAACACCCATTCATTTAAGGAGAATCTAATATGGCGGATAAGCAGGAAGCCCCGCAAGCACCGGCTGGATTACAGCCAATAACCGCGTTAGGTGGAAGTGTCACTGAAGCGCAAGAAGCATTACTCAGTCTGATGGAACCTGAAGAGGCAACTCCAGAAGTTGAGGAAGCTGAACCTACCGAAGTTGAAGAGTCTCAACCTGAAGAGGAAGATGAATCATTTGAGGGGGAATCTGAAGAGGAAGAAGAATCCGTAGAGGAGGAAGAAGAATCTGAAGAAGCTGACGAAGAAGCAGAAGAGGAACTTGTATATGCTGTCACCGTAAATGGTGAAGAGCAGGAGGTTACCCTCGACGAGCTTATGAAAGGCTATTCACGCCAGTCAGATTACACCAAAAAGACCCAAGACATTTCTGAGCAAAGGAAAGAATTTGAGGAGCTGTCAAAACAGTATACCGAGGAGATTTCCCAGATCCAGAATGAAAGGGGTCAGTACGTTCAAGCACTTGAACATGCAATTAAAACTTCATTATCAGGCGCGGAACAATTTGCCAATATAGATTGGGAGAGACTCCGCTCAGAAGACCCAATGGAATTCGCCCTTAAAAAAGACGAATACCGGGATATGCAGGAGAAGGTGCGACAAAATCAGCAAGAACAAGCCAGTGTACAGCAAAAGCAGCAGGAAGACTACCGGAAAAACCTGAAAGAACATCTCAAGAGAGAGAATGATCTTTTATTGGAGAAGATGCCTGAATGGGGTGACTCCAAGAAACAAAAGGGTATAGCTGAAGGTATCCGTTCTTTTGCAAAGTCTATTGGATTCTCTGATGAAGAAATCGGTGGCTTGTCAGATCACCGCTCCTTGATTACGATACACAAGGCTAAACTTTATGATGATCTGCAAAAAGCAGATGTAAAGTCTAAGAAAGTAAAGAATAAGCCTAGAGTCGTAAGAGCAGGATCGGGTGTTCAGAAAGGCTCTGAAAAAAGGTCAAAACGTACAGCACAAATGAAACGTCTTCAAGGCACAGGTCGTCTTAATGATGCGTCTGCTCTCTTGGAGGATTTTGTAGACATTTAACTAAGGAGGAAATGCTATGGCAGTTCCCGCAAACACAAGGGAAACCTATGGGGCTATAGGAATCCGTGAAGATTTAAGTAATATTATATATAATATAAGCCCCACGGAAACGCCGTTTTTAAACAGCGTTGGTAGAGGCTCATGCGATAACACTCAGTTTGAGTGGCAGACAGATGAGTTGAGCGGCGCTGGAAATAACAGGCAGAAGGAAGGCGATGATTATGCTTCCACTGCTGCAACAGAGCCAAGACGCTTGGGGAATTACACCCAAATCTCCGCAACGCAAGTCCAGAGTTCAGGAACTGCTGAAGCGGTCGATTTTGCTGGTCGTAAATCAACTCAGGCTTATCAGCTTGCCAAACGTGCTAAAGAAATGAAGCGCGATATGGAGAAGATGCTTTTAGATGACACTTTAAAGGCTGTAGGTTCTTCAGGTGTTGCACGGGCTACGGCTTCTGTTGGCACATGGATGGGCACGCCTGTTGTCGGTACTTCAACCGTTATGGATGGGAGTTTAGCCACTCCTCTTGGTCTTGCTAATCTTGGTGTCGGCTCTGTCGGCCCAGATGGCACAACTGATCCAACTACTGCTGCTAGTACTGCTCTAGCGATTACGCTTGCTGGCATAAATGCAGTGGTATCGCGCATATGGGACTTGGGTGGCACACCTGATACCATCATATGTGACGCCCCCACGAAACAGACGATTAGTTCATCTTCTGTTGGTGGTCAGGTGGTTGCCGATCCTATAGGGAACAACTCTGGTTCTAAGGCAATTACTGCTGTAAACGCAGTAGATGTTCTTGTAACTGATTTTGGCACGTTCAAAATCGTTCCTGATCGACACACTGTTGGTGAATGTGCTTATTTCTTTGACTTTGACTTATGGTCTGTTGACTATCTGCGTCCTTTCCGTACAGAAACTCTTGCCAAATCTGGCGATAGTGTAAAACAGCTTTTGATTGCTGAGTACGGTTTACGCGCTAAGAATGGTCATGGTAATGGTCAGCTCAGAGCAGTAAAATAAAATTGGTTTAGCCCCCTTCGGGGGGCTTCGCCTCACAGGAGGAATGAGATGGCACATATAGGACAACCGCCCAGCAAGGGCAGCGCAACAGCAGATGGGCCGAATATGAACCCCCCGCCCTATGCAGAAGGTGAACCCAAACTCAGGAAGTATGGGCCGGGAGTAGATGGTGCTTTAGGCTCTACTGAACACAACGGTTCTATAGATAATGTAATAAGAACGCAGACCGCCAAAGTGGGGAAGGTTTATGGCTGGTGAAAAAAGCAAGTCTATAAAACGTAAACCCGTAAAACAGGCAAAAGCAAAAGACCAGAAACCTCTAACTTTAGAGGGAAGACTTTCTGACTCAAGAGATCGTATGAGTAGAATTGTAGAAGGCAATGATCCGGGGTATCACTTACCATGAAAGGTGACTCAAGCTTAGTAGATACATTCCACTCTAATGCGGATGAAACTGAATTTACTATAAATACATATCAGGATTGCGAGCCTATACTAGAGGAAAATAAAAAATCCTACAATAATTACGGTGATAAGCTAACTCCCGGTAAAACTGGAGAAGGCGTAAGGGTTGCGTCTATACCATTAAATGTATGGACTCAATGGATGAAGGAAACAAATGGGGAGATACAGAAAGATCATAACCTTATGAAAAGGTATCTCAACGACCCTGATAACAAATATTTTAGAACTACACCAACGAGGATTTAATTATGTGGTTATACGCACATGGCGTTTTAGGACGCACACAAAGAAATTTTCGAGTCTTAAATCAGAACGTATTTTTTTCAAAGCGTAATGTGACCTAATGGCTATTGGAACCTACGCCGAATTAAAAACGGCTGTAGCCAGTTGGTTGAACAGGGATGATCTTACTGCAAATATCCCGGATTTCATAACCTTATGTGAGGCGCGATTAAATCGTGTACTCAGGACTAGGGCTATGGAGGGGTTATATACAGCGTCTACAATATCGGGACAAAGGGATTATAACCTTCCTGCCAGCTATTTACAGATGCGAGCATTAAGATTAAACACTTCTCCCTTAACCGTATTGGAATATGTTTCTCCNGAAATAATGGATAGGGTATGGGCAGGAAGTGCTGGAGGAAGACCGGCGGCCTACACGATAAAGGCTAATGAGCTGTTTCTTGGCCCTTCTCCTGATTCAGCATACACCATGGAGATGGACTACTACAGAAAGTTTGACTCTTTATCTGCTATCATTACAACAAATGAAATGCTCACTGATAACCCTGATGTTTATTTGTATGGGGCCTTATTAGAAGCAGAGCCTTTTATAAAGAATGATAATCGTATACAGGTCTGGGGGACATCCTTTTATAAGGCTATTACTGACATCCAAGATCAAGATTCAAAAGATAGGCACTCTGGATCAGAGATGCGTATTAGAAACACTTCCGGATACTATTAATGGCCGCTGCACCAATTCCATGGAGTAGCGCCACATCCCCTATTGACTGGGATGTTATAGCGATAAACTGGAATACTGCCGCCAAGGCAAACTCGGGAACTTACGGAGCCTTGTCCGATCAGGCTATGAGTGGTGAGGGATCATTATCTCCTGAGGTTGTTTTCGGAGCTTTAGCGGATGAAACGGCTACAGGAATCATGTCCACTTCGGGTAGTGTTACGTTTGGTTCATTAGGGGATATATCTTCTANTGGAGGTCTTGCGTTCGCTACTTCTGTTTCTGTGGGNGCGCTTGCGGATCAGGCGGTTTCTAATAATGTAGCNGGTGTAGAGAGTGTGTCTTGGGGCGCATTAGCTGATTACGTTAATAATGTAAACCATGCGGAATCTGTAAGTGTGGCNGCAACTGCTGACTGGTCTTCAGCAGATGCTTTTTTGTGGAATGAAGTAGCTAGTGTATCAACAACTTGGACTAAGGTAGAGTAATATGGATTTTCAACCAGCATTAACGGCCCACGGAGGCTTAAAAATGATAGAGCAAAAAGATATGAATCTTGGCCTCGCTAATTATTGGGAAGTGGTTTGCCATGACTCAAACGGGGTCGAAAAATGGAAAGAGATAGCAAAGAATCTAGTAACCACAGCGGGTGCAAATCATATACTTGACGGCACGTTTAAAAGTGGGACTGCGATTACTGCTTGGTATGTGGGCCTGTCAAACACTGGAGCCACTCCAGCTATTGCGGATACTATGGCTTCGCATTCAGGTTGGACTGAACTTGTACACACAACTAAGTACTCAGAAACTGTAAGACAGACCTTGACGTTAGGGTCTATCACAGGGACAACGACAAGCACTTGTGACAATACTTCAAGCAAGGCAAGCTTTTCTATGAACGCTA